GAACGCGCCTTGCGCCGTTGAGGTGAGCTGCTAAGAGTGGCAAAAACAGGGGCAAATTTAAAAAACCAAGCCAATTACGCTGACATTTGGGTAGGGTTCGAATCCCCATGGGGACGCCACCGCCAAACACAAGGCCTGCACTCGCAGGCCTTTGTTTTACCTTCTTTTTTCCTAAAACCCTTGATCCGCGCGGCTTTTGGAGCGCTTCCTAACGTCCGCATACTCCCGACTACTCCCGACTGGTAACGGTTCAAAAGATCCAAAACCCGTATACTTTTGGTCAAAACGGGGGCAAAAAACGGGGGCAAGGATTTTTCCAAAACGGGGGCAAAAAATGGCGTCTCTTAAGGTCAGAAAACGCGGGGAAAAAGAATATTGGTACGCTCGGGTCCAGAGGTCGGGAAAGGCGTTCGAAAAGTGCATCGGCCTCAAGTCGTCGATCAGCAAGACGGAGGCCACACTTCGACTGGCCGACTTCATCCGTGAGGTAGAGTCGGGGGCCGTTGAGACGCTGAAAAAGCGTGTCACTTTCGCGGAGCTGTGGGAAAAAGCGCTTGCTTCCATTGCCGAGGTTAAGTGCTGGAAAAATCCAAAGACGATTGTTTCCTGGCGATTGTCCTTTGGCGTCTATGCGTGCCGAGCTTTTGGCGGCAAACCGGTAAGCGCTATTACGAGAGACGATATCGTCGCGCTACTGAAGCCAATCTGGGCGACGAAGACGGCGACGGCATCAAAGGTGCGCGTCCGTATGGAAACGTTTTTCGCCTGGGCGATCGCAAGCGGCTACTACTCGCAGCCGAACCCCGCAGTCTGGAAAGGCAATCTTGACCTCTTCCTGCCCCCAAAGTCGAAGGTTCACCAGGAAGACCACCACGAGGCGCCCGAGATGGATGAGTTGCGCAAAGCCGTCCGGTACTGCCTCGCACATCCGTCGCCTGCGAGCGGCCTGCTTCTTTTTGTGATCGCGACCGTCTCGCGAGTGAGTGAGGCACGTCTGGCGCGGCCGCGTGAAATCGAAAATGCTGTTTGGGAATTGCCGGCAGAACGCCGTAAAGATGGGAAAGATGAGCCGCACCGGGTGCCGCTGTCGAAGCTTGCAAGTCTTGCTTTGACGATGCGCTCGAGTGAGGGCGACTATCTTTTTAGTGCTGATGGCAGAAAGCCCCTGGCGCTCGATACGGCGCGCCTGAAGCTTTGCATGATTCTTGACCGAAAGGTGACCGTTCATGGAATACGGTCTACCTTCCGCGATTGGGCGGCCGTTTCCGGCATCGATTTTGTCGCTGCCGAAAAGGCGCTGATGCATTCGGTGGGAAGCGCCGTGACGCGAGCGTACCTGCGAGAGGATATGCTCGACGCCAGGCGCGAAATTATGGAGAAATGGGCCGACGCGCTGCTCATTGCTGAAAAGCACTCGCCCTAACGTTTTTTTCGGTGGCGGCGCGCATCTTCTCCATTGCCATGACGACCGACCGGCGGAACCAGACGTTTTTGCGTCCGCGTCGGATCGGCGCGGGGAGGCGATGTTCGCGCACCTCTTGGCGCAATTTGTCTTCTCCATACCCAAGAAATCGGCACATTGCTTTGACGTCCAAAAATTCGTTCTCTTCCATTTGTCCCTCTATCGAAAAAAAATCCCGAGGGCGTTCGGCTCTCGGGGTTGTGGTTTTGATGCTGCTGGCGGCCTAAGAGGTTACGGTTTATATGGGGCGGGCAGCTCTGCCCAAGCGACAACGTTTTCGAATTGGGCAAACGCTTGAGACTGTGCGTTAAACATTTCAACTTCGTACTTTCCATCGGAAAGTGCGACCAAAAACGCTCCTTCCTTTGAAGGGAGACCGTTTTTCACTTCGTGCCAGAATGCACTTTCTCCCTTGGTTTCGTCAAACAAGGGAAAAGTCGTCCAAGCGACTACGCAGCCGCAGTCGTAAAAGAACCAATCATCGATGCCGGACAAGATCCCATATTCATCGAGATCAACTTTGCCGTTGCTTGTGGTGACAAGGCAAACGCTGCCTCGCTCAGGCTGTTTGCCTGTTGGCATGGTTCTAGGAGCTTGCAGACGATGCTTGACTCGCTGCTCGAACTCTTCTGGCGTTGCCAATCTGGTCCCGACGGGGTTCCAAACAAAATTCTCGGTCATCAGAGTGTTTCCTTGTACGGTTCAGGCATTTCCGCCCAGGTCGTGGGCGGTGATTTTTGGGTATGTAAAAAATAAGGTTGGAAATTGGTTGTAGGATTGGAATTGTCTTTCAGCATTCGCTTTCCTCCTCATTACCATCCAGCCTGTTGATGGTTCGCTGGGGCTTGAATATCTCGATACTGCGCACCATCCTGGCGGCGTCGTATGCAGGCTCAAAGCGCTGCTGCACGAGGTAGACAACCTGCTCGAGAATCACGCGCACGTCGGCAATTTCCTCGAGCAGGTTCGACAGGCGGCCCCGCTTGTCGCGTCTTTCGTCGTCCAGGTGGCAGATGGCCACAATGCACTCTGCAAGCTCTTCGGTCGCTTTCCGCATCTGATGCTCGTAGCCGTAGTGGTCAGCGATGCGCTTCAGTCTTTCGTCAATTTTTCGGTCCTTCAAGACATTTCTCCTGCGAGTCGAAGCGCGTAGGTGCAGCGGTTGACGCGCGCCATGCGCTCGATGATCGATTGAATCTCTTTGGTGTTTTCCAGTTCGCGTCGAAGCTCTTCGCGTGACGCGCTCTCGTAATTTTTCCGCGGCGGCGCAAGCATGCCCGCTTCTTGTGCTGTCGGTCGGGGAGGGTAAAGAGACACTCTCGCGAAGTCGAAGCCGTAAGCGCACGACGCCTTCAGGCATTCCTTGCAAACCGTGTCAGCGTCGATTTGAGCTTTCGGATTTACGTACGCCCAGTAGGGCCGGCGGCCGTCCGAGACGTTGGTTTTCGGGAGCTCGATTTTGAACCTCCCCCACCCGTGGGCTTTCCTGAGGGATTCTGCGAGCATAAAACGACCGCTTCGCTTGGGCGTGTTGAAGTCGACGAAAAACACCGCCACGCTGCTGCTGAAAAAAGCGGCGTCAGCGTAACTCTTTGCGGAACCTTTCACTTGCATCTCCTACTTGCGGGAGTCTCCCGCACTTTTTTCTGAGTTCGCGGTAATGCGTGATCTTGCGATTGAGCCACATGACTCTATCAACCGCCTCTACGGGCATGTCGTCCATGTCTTCGCTCACCATGAAAATGTCGAGCACGCGCACGGGGTCGGCATCGAGGGCTGCGTTGAGGACGACACCCGCGATCTGGATGCCGTTGCGGATAGCCTCAACCTCATCTCCCGTTGCCGTGTAGTGCCCGAGCTTTTCGCCTCGCTTCTCGAGACTCGAGACGGCCTTCTGCAGCGCAACCCATTCGTCGGCGTATGTCTCGATGCAGTAATCCGAGTCGATTCCATAGGCGGCATACAGGCAGAAGGTGACGAGCGTCACCATCTTGTGCAGGTGGATCATCTCTTCTCGGCTCATCTGTCCCGTGTGCAGCTTGAGCTCGACGGCCAGCTCGATACGTCTGTAGTCTTCCTTGACCTGTGCCAGGGACGCTTCGGTGAATGTCTGAGGCGCCTTCAAGTACTTCGTTGGGTTGTAGTGCTTGGTGCGCTTTTTATTTGGCTTTGGCATTTCTGCCTCTCGAAAAAAAAAGCCCCGCGATTGCGAGGCTGTGTGTGGGTACGAAAAAGCCGCCCGGAGGCGGCTCAAAAAAGAATTAGAGGTTAAGAATTCGGCTCCAAGGGCAGTGTCATTTGACCGCCAAATCGGTCGACAATCTTTTGTTCGTACTCTTCCCTGGTTTGAGATGATTCGGCCATCTCCAAAACTCTGCCAAGCTGGAAACGAAGCGCCTTGGTGCCGATGTCGCTCAGGAACTGGAACAACTTCTTGTTTGTGCCGGTATCGTGACTGTGTTTTTGTTCTCGTAAGAGCTTCAAAATTCTCCCGTTGCTTTTTGCCAACGGCGTGTATACATGAGCGATTGTGAGAGACTTGAACTTCCAAGGCCATCCGCGCTCAGGCATAGGAATGTCATACAGTCGCGTCCATTCCTGATACAACTCTATTGGGAATTCGCTTTCGTATCGTTTTGCTTCCTCTTGAACAAAGCGTCGGAAAGCGATCAGGAATTGTTCTTTGGTAGAGTCAAGTCCAACAACCTTGTAAATAAGTTCCTGAATGCCTAGCTTTGCGCAAGCTCCAGTGATAATCGTTGCGGCTCGAATGAGGTGTTGTTGGTTTTTTGTGAGCTTCCCATCCTCGTTGGCCTTGATGATCGCTCTGCAAACGTCTATAAGGATCGTCACGTCGTAGCCGTAGACCTCAACTTCGGGGCCATTGAGGGAGCTCTGAAATACAAGGGGTTTTTGAACTTTTTTAGAAAGTTCCGGCCCAGCATAAGCGCTTATTGTTTTCCCGCTCATGAACCGAATGAAAGCGGTTCCGCCGCCCCCCATCAACCCCAACGCTACTGCCACTCCTCTCTGGCTTATGACGGCGGTTCGATTATCGTCGTTCAGGACGTAGCAATCGACATCAACCCCCAAGTCCTTCTGAAGGTTTCCGAAATACAGCGCTTTCAGATGCCGATATTGAGCTGCTTTTCTAGCGATTTCGCTTCTATCTTTCGGAGTCAGAGATTTTGCTCTTGCCTTTCCTCCTTTTGATTGTTTTGTGTCTTGCATATAGATACCACATGAATTAAATACATGTGCAAATTCTAGCAAGCATGCGAGAAAATATCTTGCTTGCTAAAAAATTGCCCAATATAAGCGCAAAGCCCGAGTGTTCCAGACTTGAAGAGAGTGCGAAAAAGCCGCCCGGGGGAGACCCAAAAAGAAAGAGCCCCTGACATGGTCAGGAGCCCTTTCAGTGTTCGTTTCGAAGGGACGATGAGTTATGCAGAAGAAACAGAAACGTTCAGCTGGCGGTTCAAAGCATAAAGGGCTCGGGCAATAGTGTCAATTTTGGTCGCATGATGCAGATCGGTTATGCGATTGACCTCTTGTCGAGAAACGCCCAATTTTTTGGCTAGGTCGACGGGGCGTGTCTTTGTTTCGACCATAGCATTTAAGAGCAGGACTTTAGCGATGACGGAAGGAGGCAATTCTACGATTAGGTCTTCTGGGGAAGCGCTGGATGGGTTAGGGAACGGACGCTGCTCTTCGATGTAAAAATCGATGGCTGTAATAAGTGCGTCCAGCGCGTTAGCTTTAAGTTCCTCCATGGTGGCTGCTTCGGTCAAAGCTTCAGGGACATCCTTGAAGGAAGCAATAAATCCGCCATCGCCGTTCGGCTCAACTTGCGCGGGAAAGCGGAAAGCAGACGACACGGCAAATTTTCCTTTTCTTTTTCCGCTGATGATATCGAGGGGGAGCCACCCCCCTCGGTTCATCAAACGAACTTGTTAACTAGGTAACCCAAGTTGTCTTTTGATCTTCTTTGCGAACGCGTCGGAGATCTCTTGGCTTGGGTGCCGCGGGCAAGTGGCTTGCTTGCCTTTGTAGTAGAGCTTGAGGTGGCGGGTGCCGTTCTCAATCCTTACCCCTGCGGCCCTTAGTTCGTCGATGAAGGTTTTATGCTTCATAGGCATCTCCTTCAAAACGAACACTGCAACTGTACACATATTTGTGCACGTTGTCAACAAAAATGATTGCAAAAGTCTCGCTGGGGCGGCTTGGTGATTAGTTCAGAAGGAAGGCCGCCGCCTGCGCAGTACCCTACGCTTGCACACATCACAGACGGCGGCCGAAGGGGTTACGGGTGGGGAGGCTCTGGCAACTCTGCCCAGGCCGTGACACACCAGCCCTTATCGGTGCCATCCCAGTCGAGCAGCAAAAAGCCGCCCGAAGGCGGCTTACTGAGTTGCTTACGCAGCGTCAAACTTCAGAGTCGGCTCAAGCAGCCCGTCTTTAGCCAGCTTCTCGCAGATGTACTGCAAGCCCTTTGCGGTGAGGTGGCAGTACGGCTTTTCCTGCGGGTTCCCGTTCGAGTCGGTCCAGTGGGCGTAGCGCAGGACCGCGCGGCCGGCAAGGATGTGCTCCTGCTTTGGCGTGTCCGCGCTCGCGTAGAGAAACCCGATCTGCCGCATGTAGTCCTTGAACTTGCGGGGCGGGTAGCCGATGACCTTTGCCGCGTTGGTGATTGTCATCGACTCGTTGGCCGCCATGATCCTATCGAGGTAGCTGATCTTGGGCTCGTCTTCCTTGACCTTCAGCGCGAGGGTCTGATTCTTTTCGGCGAGGTCCGCGGCAAGTCGCAGTGCCTCGGGCAGGCTCTGGGGGATTTGCTGAGCGCGGCTCTTGGAGAGTTCGTCCCGGCACTGACGGAACGCCTGCACGAGACGGATCTTGAGCTTGCGGGCGATCTCGGTGTTTTTCAGGAAAGTGAAGAGCAGTGTTGTCTGATCTTCGTTGAGCCAGGCAACCTCGGTTGCCTTCGCAAACCCGCCCTGGGGGAGCGCTTTACCCTTCCGCGTTTCAAATGCGATAGGGCCAAACGCTTCAAAATCAGGGATGTACTTGCGGATTAGCTCGAGGACATTCTTATGCTGGACATTGACGCCATCGGCGATTGTGATAGAGTCGACGACGGCCACGCCGTCATTGTTGATGGTGATGAGTTCTTGCATGATTATTCCTCTTCGATTTCGGTTGCGTTGTGAATGACTTCGAGCGTCTCGAGCAGGGAGGCGCAGAGACGGATAGCGTCGGTCGCAGACTGGATGTCGAGCAACGAGCTTTTTGAGAGAAGAGCGTCGGATAGGGCGGTCATAACCGCCTGACAGCCGCGAGAAATTTCGGAACGCGCGGTGGAGAGGTCTTCGGATGCCAAATCGCCGGTGATGGCGTGGCTTACAGCGAACGCGAGGTCGTATGTCCTCAGTTCGGAGGATGATGTGGCTTGCATGGCAAGACTCCTGTAGTGTTTTTTAGGAGCCTCGCGCCACTTTCTGACGGTGGTGAGCGAGGCACTGCGGGGTCAGAAAACCGCCCTACAGGACACGGCCAGCACGAAGCTGCCCGCAGGCCTCACCCATGAAGGTGATGCGTGCGCACAAAAAATCCGCTCAGACGAGTGAACGAAAGGCGGTTATGTGCGCCTGTAGGTGTCATCCGGGTTTCTGACGCCCGATCACGCTTTTTACTCGCGTGACGGAGTGATTATGCGACATGAGGTGTTCTCCTGTCAACTCTAAAATGGCGGCAGGGACATGCCAGAGAGCCGCGCGGAGGCGGGGCTGTTACAAAAAAGTGTTTCGGTCACGTTGACAAAAAGCCTTGGAGACCGCTACATTTTCAGTGCGGGTAGTAGAGGCTACGCCGTATACCTTGCGGTATCGAACTGAGGTTTAAGCGATCTTGTGAGATAGCCGACCGCGAGGGGGAGGAGCCGCCAGTGAGCGGCTCTTCTTGTATCCGGCTTCGCCACCCTCCAATTTGCTTGCGCACATTTGCGCTTCACCGCTTTTCACGGCCGTCCGCTCATTTAGTTGGTGTACCACAGATACACAAACTGGAGGCGCCTTCTGGTTTGTTTTGCGTCACGCGATTTTTTTCTTAAGCGCACTCAGCCGCTCATCGACGATCGCCAGAAACTCTTGGCACTCTTCAAGCGCGGCGGAAAGTTCGGCCTGAGTCGGCTCGAACCGGATAAGAAAGAAGCGGGCCTTTTCCCACGGACCGATAAGGCGCGGATCGTAGCTGACGAAATCCACCCACTTGCGGCCAGTGCAAAGGAGCTGCACGAGCATCTGCGGCTTGTACTCTTCTGGAACGGCGCCCTCAGCCACGCGGGCAAGGTGCTTTTGCGAGGAGTACGGGCACTTTATCTCGAGCAGGCCATCAGAACCGACAAGCCCGTCCGGGGACGCGCCGAAGTAGCTCACCGACGGGTGCGGGATGAAGCCGACGAGGTCAACAAGCTCTCCTGTGCGCTCCTCGTACACCTCACGCGCCTCGTCCTCATGGTCAACACCCCATTGCATTGCGGCCGTGGTGCCGATGCCTTCGCACTGCCCCGTCACGCGCTCACAGATGAGGGTTTCGATCAAGGCCTCATAGGCCGCCGTGGGCTTGCCGTCCTTGCGGCGGTTGAGCACGGCCGCGGCGCGGGATGCCGTCAGGCAACCGCACCGATCGTGGAACCACGCGGCTGTGCGCTGTAGCGGGTTACCCGCAACTTCGACTTCGGTCATTACTCAGCCCCCTTATCGGCCTCGGTAGCCATTCGCTTCAGCTGGTCGTGCCACCCGCTCGTGGTGAGAGCGCGGCGCGCGTCACTGCCGAGACCCTTCCAGAAGGCCGTATAGCCCTGCATGCCGCAGGACGCTGCGTGCTTTGCAGAGTCGACAAGTTCTTGCGTCAGTGCCTGCTCGGCCTCCTGCCTGCGGCCTGCGCCGGCGCCGTCATCATCGTCGTCAGCGGCAATGCCAAGGAAACTCGCAAGAGAGTATCGGCAGGCGTATGTGCGCGCGCTGCCCATGGCCTGAGCGGCGTTGCCGCCCTTTACCGCCGTGATCGGCATGAAAAGTTTGCCGCTCGTCAGAGTCTCGCCCTTGTGACAGAGCAGGGTCTCGACCGTCAGGCCGCCGTCTGCCGCTTCAACCTTCTGGCACAGAAAAATCCCGTGACGGTTGAGAGCAGGTCGCGTGGCCGTGAGGATTTCATCGAGCGTGGCGTACTTGCCGTAGTTCGCCTTGCCGTTCTTCCGGACGGGGCCGAACTCTGACTGCGCAGCGGCAAGCGCGTCAAAGATGGTGGGGGCCGCCTTTGCCTCGGCGGCGGGGGTTGTGTCTGTCATGTCTGTTCCTTAAAGCAATGGGAGAATTTCGGACGCTGCGGCAGCGAGTGCCGCGGCGGTGATGACTGTCGCAATCACTGCGGGGCGCCAGCGCTCCCACGTGAGGCGCCGGCGGCGCATCTTGTCGGCCCGGGCGAAGTTGTGTTTCCATTGCGCAAGCGCCGGGTCTGTGTCGAAGAGTTCGTCGATCGTGTGTTTCATGGGAGAGTCTCCTCATTTACCAGTGTGCGCAGGCGCAGCAGCATTTCGCGCTTCTTTTGAAGAACCTTGTCAAGCGCATCGAGATACCCGACCGCGTCAGCGTAGTCGTCAAGCTTGATGCGGGAGCGGGCGTACTTGAAGTAGCACTGCTCGTACGCCGACCACGACTCGTCAGACTTGAGCCGCGCCAGTTCGGCCATAAGCTCAAGTCGCGCTTCACAAGATCGCATCGAAAATCTCCTTGAGGTGCGGCAGGTAGCCGAGCCACAGGAACGTGACAATGAAAAAGGCCGCAAACGCGGCCATGGAAAGCGGTGAGTCTCCGTGTTTGTCACGGGTTGTCAGGCGCTTAAAGATCGAGGTCATAACCTTCGCTCCTTGCGTAGCCGAAGAAGTCTTCGAGCTGCTCGCAGATGTCCTTTTCTCGCCAGTCGGCGCTGATCTCGACGCGGCAGTTGCTCCACGCCAGCGTCAGCGTGCCGTAGCTTTTTTCAACCCGCAGCGCCGCTTCGGCGGGTGTAGAGAAGCACTCGCCCTCGCTCAGCTTGAGCGTCCAATACATTTGCTTAAACTCAGCGAGAGGCACGCCCAAGAAGCAGGTCCGGTGCGCATGATCGTCATGGATCACGATGTCCCACGTCTTCCCGGCATCGGCCGATACGAAGCGAATCTGCGTGCGGTTGCAGGTGGTGACGCATTCGAGCTTTTTCATCACGCTCTCCTTTCAGGCCCAGCGCATGGCCTGCTGCTCTTCTTCGAGCTCGAGCGCGTCGTTGAGGTCGTCCACCACGCTCTGGCGCAACTCGCGTGCCTCTTGCTTAGCGCCGAAGCTCTCTTCCAGCGTCTCAGCGATCCAGTCCGTCAGGCAGACCATGACCTCGGTCGTGCTCGCGTGCTGTTCAGCGTACTCGGTGGCCATGTACTCGAATTGAGCAGCGATTTCCGACCAGATCGGACGTGCCTTTTCGCAGTCTCTGCTTGTGTACTGGTCGCTGAAGTGCTCAAGCAAAACCCGCTCTTTTTTCATTCCTCGTCCTCCTCGTCGTCTTCGTCCCAGTCTCCGCAGTCGATCTCGTCGTAAAGCTTTTCGACATATCCCTGCTCCACGCCGAAGCGCTCGGCGACGGCGGAGCAGATTTCCAAAAACTCGCCGCCTTCGTCGCATGCGGCTTTGATCGCGTCTACGATTTCGCGCTCTCTCATGGTGTTCTCCCTGGATTCGGGCAATAAAAAAGCCCCCGATTTCTCGGAGGCCTGGATACGAAAAAGCCCGCGCGAGGCGGGCTTGTGGTTAGTACGCGTTCTTCATTTGTTAGATCGGCTAATTGCGTAAACGACAACTCCGAGAGTGGAGCCGACCAGTCCGACGGCTGCCCAATCGTGGCCATTAAATGCCAGGTAAATGGCTCCCAGGAACGCCACAATAGCCACTGCGACAGAACCGCCTGCCGAAAGCATGTTTTGCCGATGAATGAACGTATCGATCCTGAGCATCCTTTCGCGTCGGAACTTTGCTTCCTGCTCTGTCATAGTCAGAACCTTGTCGACTAGATCCGGGCGGAATTGGTGAAGCTTTTCAAGCTCGCCAACGGGCGGCAGTGGAAAGTCGTTTTCCTGAGATACGGCCCGAAGCTGATTGCCGGACGGATCCTTCATTTCAACGGCGGTGTGCTTCTGCGGCATTTTCTTCCTTCACTTTGGCGATACTCCTGCGGAGATCTTTTTGTACGCGCAAGTAATCCTGATGCAGTTTCTTGCGATCATCCGAAAATGGAGTGTTGCTGAATTTTGGGTACCGTTTCGGCATCCAGGGAGAGCCTAATGCTACAACCCCGGCAGAGACGACCCGAAGCACATTGGTCATTTGCGAATCCTTTCTCAACATCAGAACTATAACGAATTTCTCGACGAGTCCAGTTAAAAGCCGGCAAGACCGTTACATCTTTCCGCGCTAGGCCTTTGGTTTGATCCAGCCGTCATGGCTCCTTTGGCTCAGAACCTCGAGCTTCTTGCAGATGGTCAAAGAGATTGCGCAAAGCCGTAGGCCTGCTCGACGGCGGCCTGATCGTCAGCGCCAATTTGCTCGAGGTAGGCGCCGTCACAGAGCGCGTCGAGCACGTCGCCACGATCGGCGCGCTCCCCGTTCGCCTCGGTGCAGCCTTCGACGGCATCGATGAGGATGCGCTTGGCTTCTTTGGTCATGTCCGACTCTTCGATCTTGGTGGTGACTTCGTTGACGTTCAGCATGATTTGCTCCTTGAAAAAACCCACATCAGCCCTCGTCGCCAAGGGCTGAAATTGGCCTTCTCCCTCTTCAGGTGCGATCATCGAGGCGTCAGACCACCAGTTTGACGTTCGATCAACCACAACCTGAAGAGGAAGAAAGTGAACCCGATTACTACACTCACATTTACTGGGGCGGACGGCAGCAAATACCGTTTCTCCGTCTATCCGAAAAACATCAGAGTCAACTGCGGCCCGGCCCTGTACTCGTTCCTCAAGAGAACCGACGGGAAGTACTACGTTCTCTACATAGGGAAGTCGGAAGACCTCGCGCAACGACTATCGGATCACCATAAATGGGATGAGGCCGGCAGACTCGGATTTGAGTTTCTTGCTATCTGCCGTGGCGTTCGAGCGGGCGATCTTGAGGCTGCCGAGGCAGCCCTGATTCGCCAGTACCGTCCTCGGTGCAACGAAGTGGTTCCCCGCTGACGGGGGAGACAACAGCCCGATATGCCGTGAACGCTGCGAGGAGCCCGTAGATTTCTGTGAGTTCCTCGAGCGTGTCCGGCGTCACGATCAGCTTTCGGTCGATGATTTCGATTTCCATCGTTTTCTCCTTTAAAAGACCCACAGATGCGCCCGCCGAGGCAGGCGCATCAATTGGCCTTCTCACAGTCGTCCTGCCGTCGCACCCAGATGGGGTCTGTTTCACGCTTGTGGGCTCAGCGCCCCGGCAGGAGTCCGATCCGCTCCTCGCGTCCCGGTCTGGCTTCCGATTTGCCCCTCGGTAGCCACAGGGAAGAACTTTCGGGCTCCCCGGGGTGCCGCCCCCGGATCGTGGCCGTCTATATCTCTTTGCGCTATTTCATAGCGCTTTCTGATATGAGCGAACTATAGCACGGCGTGCTACTCTGCGCAATATAAAAAAATGCACAGCGTGCAATGTTTGATATCGATCAAAAGTTTTGGGCACAAAAAAACCGCCTTTGGGCGGTTTGCTCGATCAGGAGAGAGTCACATGAGTCTACCTGTCCAAAGATAGACAATTCGTCCGACGATTTGAACTCCGGAGTACGACTCCAGTGGCTGAGCCGTCTCGGTAGGATGACCATCCGCACTCACCATCAAAACTCCGTCAAGGCGCATTGTCAGCCTGCGCAAAAGGTAGCGGCCTGCCGCAAGCAAGCAATAGCAACCGTCTTTTGAAAACCCCGGGTTGCTTGTTTCAATGAGTACTCTATCGCCTTGTTTTATCGTAGGGGCCATCGAATCGTCCTGCACGGCAGCCGCCGCGTAATCTTCTGCTTTCGCCCCTGGGAAATACTTTCTAAAAATAGATTTATCTAAATTGATCGGATCCGCCATCGTCGCCACACTCCCCTGCAACGCAATTGTCTTCACTCGGAATAGTCCGGCGTCATCGATGTATTTAAATTCGGCGGGCTGTTCTGAGTGGTCCTCGTCCATCCAACCGGCGGGCAACCCCAAACTCTCTTCTATCTTTCTTGCGATTTTGGCTCCCATCACCCTGGGTTTGCCTCTATTTGGCTGCCGGTTCTTTATGAGGGCCACTGTTGGATCGTTTCTTTTCCGCCCAAGGGCTGCGTTGAACTCGGCGATTGAGGGGTGTTTGCTCAACTGAATGAGCAAATTTGCGCGTCGGATTTCATCGATTGTAGGCATTGGAGTCTCCAGCAGTGATCCGTTGTCCATTTTATGCTAATCGTGCTACAAAACAATTGCTTGCTGTGCTATGATTGCGCTATTGAGATATAGTGTAGGTCGCTATGAAACTTACAAATTACATCGATAATTGCCCGGCGGGAGAGCAGGCGCGACTTGCTCGTGTGCTTGGATGTGACCCGTCGAGAATTTCTGAGATCAAGCTCGGGAAAAGGCTCCCGTCGCCCAGACAGGCGATTGAAATTTCGCTTGCGACAGGCCGTGCTGTAACCCCTGAAGAGTTGCTCCCGACAGAAGATTGGTCCGCGTACAGGCAGGCACTGCGCGTCAAGGCGCGGGCGGCAGAGGTCTGAGATGCACTATTACACGCACAACATTGGCGAATTCGCGGCGAAGACGCGTTTCCTGACGCCCGAGCAGATCGGCATCTATGTGATCTTGAAAGACGAATATTTTGCGAATGGCATGCGAATCGCATGCGATCGCATTGCGAACTTAATGCCACTGGAGTGCGAATCGAGTCTTCGCATCGTTTTGAAGCGTTTTTTCACTGAAAAAGACGGTTTTTATGTCTGTCATGAGTTCGATGAAGAGCTTGCTAGCTTCAAAGATAGGGGTTCGATCAACGCCGAAAACGCAAAAAAACGCTGGTCAAAGAAGCGAGTCGCATCCGAATTGTCTGCGAACGCATGCGAATCGCATGCGAACGTATCCGAAGCGCATGCGAAACCATGCCTAACCAATAACCAAGAACCAATAACCAATAACCAAGAACCAGTAGTAGTAGCTGCTCAAGAAAAAGTAGAAAAAGAAGCGAAAAACTCGAAAAGAGAGCCGACCGTTTCTTTCCCTGACGAACTGCCCGACGAGTGGCGTACAGCGGCTCAGAGCATCCGCCGGGACATCACGCCTGAGCGCGTGTTCCTCAAGCTCCGCGGTCGCTATGCGCCGACCACGACGAAGAAAACCGTCGGCAACTGGCGAAAAATTTTCCTCGGCTGGATCGGCAGAGAGTACCCGGAGAGCTCTCAGAGCAAGACAACCGTACCTGACCACAAGAACACGCACATTCGCTTCGACGAGGACTACTACGCCGATGCGAAGAAACCCGATGGAAGCATCGACTGGGGAATCTGATGAAACTCGAAAACGAATTTTTGGACGAAGCCGAACCGATGCCGCTCGGCACAATCCTCAACTGCAAGGATTTCGGCGGCTTGCACTGGCACGACGAGCAGCGCAGCTGTCCGCTTCACGGCCCGTACCTGGCGCGAGTCGTTTTTGCCAACGGCCAAAAGCAAAGCGACGGCTACTGCCCGGAGTGTCGCCGCATTCTCGAGCAGGAGAGAGCAAAGGTGCAGGCGGCTGAGATGGCGCAGATGGAAGCTGAGCGCGAGCTGCGACGCATCGAGGAGTCTCTCGGACGAGCCTGCATCCCCGAAGACTTTGCCGAAAAGTCCTTCGAGACTTTCGATGCCGATACCGACGAGCTCAAGCAGGCGCTGGACCTGTGCAAGCGTTTCGTAGCGGGTTGGGACAAAGCCAGGGCAGGCGGCTATGGCCTTCTTTTCTTCGGAAACCCCGGCACGGGAAAGAGTCATCTGGCGGTTTCGATCCTCAAGGAGCTTATCCCCCAGGGCGTCACGGGCCTCTACACGCGCGTGTCGGACTTAATCGGCTACATCCGCGCGCAGTGGCGCCCGGACTCCGAGACGTCTTCCTATGCCGCCGTTCGCCGGTACGTCGACCTTGACCTTCTCGTGATCGATGAGCTCGGCGTGCAGTCCGGCACCGCCAACGAGCAGGCGCTGCTCTTCGAGGTGATCGACGCGCGGCTGTCAGAGAACCGCCCGACCATCTTCCTGTCCAATCTCAAGCCAAAGATGCTTGCGCCTGTGATCGGTGAGCGCCTCGTCGACCGCATAAAGGGAAAGTGCGTGGCGCAGCGCTTCTCCGGTGAGTCCCGCCGCAAGCCGCTCTCGGCGGACGTTTTCGGGGTGGCGGTATGAGCCAGATCCTCCACGACTCCGACTGCGCCGTGCACAACGAGCCTGCTTATCCGGCAGGCCCGTGTGATTGTGGAGCACAGGCTAAAGCTCAGCGTAGATATCTGAGATTCCTTTATCTCCGGGCTTGTAGCCGACTGGCGCGGTTTCGAAACGAATCCCGGTATCGACTAGCGCTTGCATGTCTGAGACACGGTAAAGCGTCCAAAACGGAACGCGTCGTCCTGACTGGCTACCGCCTTCTGCTTGGTAGCCGCGAAGCACGAGGTTTTTTGCGCTACTTAGGCCGAATGCGGCAGGTACAACAGTACGGCTGTAGCCGTGATAGGTGAATCGAACGATGTGTCTCTCTTGAATGGCGCGACACAAAACATCTCTAACCATAGAAAGAAATCCTCCGTGGGGTGGTTGATGAGCGTTCTGGCGAGAACACTTCAATCATCTCACGGGGGACCAAGGGAGGAAATATGGTTTTCAAAGTGGATTTGTCCGGTGACGAAATCGTCACGCTGCTCGCGGTCATGGAGTCCTCGGGACACACGGCCCTGGCCGTCAAGGTGCGCGACCAGATCCAGACGCAACGGGAGGAGGCCGGCGATGACGCAGAAGAGTGATCAGCGCGAGAGGGACGCGTACCGAACGGGCCGGCACGCGGGCCTGGAGGATGCATGCCCGAGCCAGTTCGCGCCGTCAATGGGCGGGCGCTCAAGCCCTTTGTGGCAGTCCTTCATGCTCGGCTACCTCGAGGGCCGCAAGGAGCGCTTACGAAATCTTGAAGCTCAGCGCAAGGGAGGCGGGCATGTTCGCTGAAGGCTTGGCCGCACAGAAAAAACTCATGGCGCGTGGCCGCTTGAAGGCCGGCACCATGAACCGCACCGAGAAGTCCTACAGCGTTTGGCTTGAAGGCGAAAAGCACGCGGGGCGCATTCAGGCCTGGTGGTTCGAAAGCCTCAAGGTGAGAATCGCCCAGGACGCGTGCTGGTACACGCCCGACTTCATGGTGCTGATGCCCGACGGCACGCTCGAGCTGCACGAGGTAAAGGGCAGCCCCGCGATCTTTGCCGATGACGCAAAGGTCAAGGTCAAGGCGTGCGCGACGCAGTATCCCTTCCCTGTGAAGGTCGTTTATCCGAAAACCAAGAAATCAGGAGGAGGCTGGGATGTCCAGGCCTACTAAGAACCAGGGAGAAAAGGATGTCTTCGAACCCAAAGAGTTCGTTTCGAGCTTTCTACCACCAATGGCAACAGCTCTCCTTGTTCGAGCAGCTCGAGCGGCCGCCGAGCTCCCGGAGGACAGCGTCGAGCGAAAGAAGCTCATCGAGGACGCCATTGCGAAGACCCGAGAAATGTGCCCGAATCACTTCAGGCGCGGGGACTCGAATTGTGGCTATTAGCGACAGAGGCGTGCGCATCGGCGAGGATTCGATCTTCGCGCGCTGGACCGACCACGAGGTCGACCAGGTCCTGGCCCTGCGCGAAGAGGGCTGCGCGATACGAGAAATCGCGCGGATTATGGACATGCCGAAGTCCACGGTGTGGGCCCTGTGCGCGGGGATCATCCGCGGCAAATTGCCAGCACGATATAAGAGGGTGAAGCGATGACTGACAGCGAGAAAAAGCCCGCCCGCCCGGGCTCTGAAAACTTGGTGACGATGCGGGAGCGAAGCAAGGAAGAAGCAAGGGCCTTGGGCAAGAAAGGCGGCATCGCCTCGGGCAAGACTCGCCGTGAGCGCAAGACCTTCAGGGAGCTCTTTAACGTGGCCCTTGCGGCCCGCAATGAGCAGCTTGGCTGCACCAACGCCGAGGCCATCGTGGCCGCCATGATCGGCACGGCTCTGGACGGGGACACCAAGGCTTTCTCGGCCATTCGCGACACCATCGGCGAGAAGCCCGTCGAGATGGTCACCAAAGCGCTGTCGGGCGATGTCACCTTCAAGTGGGGCGAGAAGACAGACGAATGACAGAGATCGTAATCCCGTACCAGCCTAGATTTCCGCAGGACGAAATCCACCGCCAGCTCGAGACGCACCGCTTTGCCGTGCTGGTGGCGCATCGACGCATGGGCAAAACGGTTCTGGCGGTCAACCACCTGATCAAGCGCGCCATCGTCGACGGCAAGGAGCGCGGCTTTTACGCCTACCTTGCGCCATTTCGCATTCAGGCCAAGGCCATCGCCTGGGCGTACCTCAAGCACTACACGGCCCCTATCCCAGGGCTCAAGGTCAACGAGGGCGAACTCAGTATCGTTCTGCCCAACGGTGTGACCATCCGCATCTTCGGCGCCGACAACCCCGACGCGCTGCGCGGCCTGTACTTCGACGGCGTCGTGCTCGATGAGGTGGCTCAGATGAAGCCCGAAGTTTGGGGAGAGATTCTCCGCCCGGCCCTTGCAGACCGTGGGGGCTGGGCCGTCTTTATCGGCACACCCAAGGGCGTCAACCTCTTCTCCCAGACTTACGACAAGGCGCTCGAGCTCATGGGAAAAGGTGATCCCGAGTGGGTGTCCATGCTCTACAGCGTCGAGCAGACGCACGTGATACCCGACAAGGAGCTTGAGGCCCTGCGGCAGGAAATGAGCGAGAACGAGTTCAGGCAGGAATTCCTGTGCGACTTCAACGCCGCGGCGAACAACGCACTCATCAGCATCGACGACGTGCGCGCTGCAGCCGGTCGACACTACGAAGAAAAGGACTACGCCTTCGCGCCGCGCATCATGGGTGTGGACGTGGCTCGCTTTGGCGACGACGCAAGCGTCATCTTTAAGCGCCAGGGACTTGCGGCCTTTGAGCCTATCGTCGTCCGCAAGTTCGACACGCAGGCCGTGGCCGACCGCGTGGCAATCGAGATGATGGCTTTCCAGCCTGACGCTGTTTTCATCGATGCGGGTGCCGGTGCCGGTGTTATCGACCGCCTTCACCATCTCGGGATGGACGTTACTGAGGTGCCCTTCGGCGGCCAGGCCGTGGACCCTCAGCATCACAACCGCCGGATGGAGATGTGGTGGGGTGTCCGCGAGTGGCTCCGATCAGGAGGCGCGATTCCTTCGAGCGTGCAGTTGCAGGCAGACCTTTGCGCGCCAACGTATGGCTACACCCCCGCAGGCAAGAAGATTCTCGAGCCAAAGGAAAAGCTCAAAGAGCGCATCGGACGCTCACCTGACCTTGCCGACGCTCTTTGCCTGACCTTCGCCGCCCCCGTGCGCCCCGCCATCGATCGCAACCTCGAGCGCCAGATCTACGGTGATCGTCATCAGGACTGGGACGCGGACGACGAGTTTGACCGCGCTTGGCGTCGATAGTGTCCATAGACGAGACGCAAACCATGGGAGGATGCGCTCATGAAATTTGAAGTCATTTCGCCATTGGAAGCGACGCGCTCCTGTCGTGAGCTCATTGAAGAGAACTTTGCGGAGTCGGGCATGCGCGGCACCAAGCTCAAGCTGCAGGAAGAGTTCTATCGGTCCCTCGCGGGCACGCCGTCTTTCTGCATTGTGGCCAAGGTAGGTGCCGAGCCCGTTGGCCTTGTGTGCGTTCTCATCCTGCGGCACATGCACACGGACGAGTGGATCGCCACGAACGACACGCTTTTCGTGTCCAAACCTTGGCGTCCGACGGGCGTCGGCGGCCGACTCTTCATCCGGGCCGAGCGCCTGGCCTACGAGCGGGGCGCAACCACTTTCCAATGGCAGACGGATGAGGATTCACCGCTTGATGCCGCCTTGGCGCGGCGTGAGCATTTCGAAAAACAGGTAACCTACTTTAGGAAATTGCGTCATGGGTAGCAGCGTTTTTGGAGCCATCACGGGCGGCCTTCTTGGCACGGTCGAAAGTCTTTTGGGCATTAAGGAGTCTCGGGATCAGAAGGAGCTCGCGGAAAAGCAGCTCGAGCTTCAGCGCCAGACGGCGCAGCAGGAAGAGCAGACCCGCAATAAAGCGAACCAGCGCAAGCCCGACATCGATTCGCTGTTGAAGGCCAACACGTCCAGCGGCATGGGGAGCACGTCCCTGACGGGCACCGCGGGCGCGCCTATTGACCCGACAAAGCTGGGCAAGGGCAATAGTCTTCTGGGCGGAGGCCTGTAACCATGCCCGTGACGGATCCCAAAAGCGTACGCCAGCGCTTCCAGGAGCTCAAGGACCAGCGGAGCCAATGGGAGCCGTTATGGCAAGACATCCGCGATTATGTTGTGCCCGATCTCGGAGTCTTCCCCGGCGAAGAGCAGACCGAAGGCGGCAAACGCTACGCGCGGCTCTATGACGCCGAGGCAACGTGCTGCGCCGACATTCTGGCAGCGGGGTTGCTCAGCGGCGTCTCCTCGCCCTCTCGCCCGTGGCTCAAGCTCACGACGATGGACCCCGACCTCGACAAAGTGCCGGGCGTCAAGGAGTACCTCGCGGAGCTCGAGCACCGAATGCTTCTGCGCTTTGCCAAGGCCGAAGCGTACAACGCGCTCCATCAGTCCTACGTTGAGCTTGCCGCTTTCGGGCAGGCCTGCACCATTATCAAGCCGCACCCGAGCCGCTTGCTTGCCTTGCAGAACCTGACCGTCGGCGAGTACTGGCTCAGTGCCGACCCGTACGGTACAGTCGACACGATGTACCGCAGGTTTCGCATGACCGCCAAGCAGATCGTACAGCAGTGGGGGCTGGACGAGGTTTCTTCCCAGGTCAAGTCCGCCTACGAGACCGACCCGTTCAAGCGCTTTGATATCGTCCACGCCATTGAGCCGCGATGGGACCGCGACGAGGCCAAGCGCGACAAGCTCAACAAGCCATTCAAGTCGATCTACTTCGAAGAGGGACAGGACGATTCGCTCCTCTCTGAGTCGGGCTTTGATACCTTCCCCGTCATGTGCCCGCGGTGGATGACGTGCGGTCCTTCGGTGTACGGCCGCGGCCCCGGCGCTCGGGCCCTGTCGGCGAGCAAGTCTCTGCAGCGACTGCAAAGCCGCCTCGCCACGCTCGTGGATTACCAGACGAACCCGCCGCGCAGCTACCCCGCCTCATACAAGGGCACGCTCTCCGAGTTTCGGCCCGGGGGACTTATCCCCATCACGACGCAGGACCAGCCTGCGCTGCGCGTGGCCTGGGAGCCTGCGGGCGACGCCAATGCCGTGCAGGCCCTCATCATGGCCCGCAAGCAGGAGATTCAGCGTTACTTCTTTGCGAACGTTTTCCAGATGATCGCCGCCAGCGCGGGCGATCAGCGTACGGCCACGGAAGTGCAGGCTCTCGAGCAAGAAAAGGTCTTGCTCCTTGGTCCCGTGCTCGAGCGCCTGCACTCCGAGTTGCTCGATCCGCTTGTCAGCACGACCTTCAACTTGATGGTCGAAAACGACGAGCTTCCCCCGAACCCACCAGAGGAACTGCTCAATCGCAACCTCAGCGTCGAGTACATCAGCGTCTTGGCCAAGCAACAGAAGAACGCCAGCATGCAGGGCATCGTCAATGCGGTCACGCAGATCGGCGCTCTGGCGCAGATGAATCCGACGGCTCTCGACAAACTCGACACCGACGCTGTGATCGATGAGCTGGCGGATATGAATGGCGTGCCGCCCTCGCTCATTGTGGCCGGCCAAAAGCTTGCCCTTATTCGTCAGACTCGCGCCGAGCAACAGCAGGCCTTGGCTCAGCAACAGCAGTTTGCCGAGGCCGCCAAGGTGATGAAGGACGTGGGATCCGCAGCCGACTCACAAGGGCTCCAGCAGGCCTTGGCCGAGCCCGCTTACTAATGGTGTCCATACAGGGAGCAAGACATGGATCAGACTTTGCCGCAAGAAGAGGGCATCTTCGCCGAACAGGAGCGCATCAAGCTCGAAGCCTTGGAGGCCAAAAAGCGCGAGGGGCTGCTCGACGCGGACCTGCGTTCTGTCCTATCCACAACCACGGGACGCAGGGCGCTCAAGTGGATCCTCGATCAAACGGGCTTGTTCGAGTCGGTGAGCTCCACAGATCCGACATCGATGGCGCTTCTTTCCGGACGCCGCGATGCGGGCCTTGCGATCGCACGCCGCCTGCAAAGCGTCGATGAATCACTCTTCTACCAAATTTTCAAGGAGTCCGATAGGTGACTGAAGAAATCGCAACCACCGAAGCGCCGGCAACTGAAGTTGTCGAAGACGGCATCGGTGTTGAAGCTCCCGCCCAAGCCCCTGCGGCTGAAGGCACCGCTCCCCAGACCGCTCCCCAGACCGAGGCTGATGAAGCCGGCATCGGGGCAGAGCCAGAACAGCAGGCCGCTCCTGCGGCGGCCGAGTACACCACGGACGGGATCGAATTGCCCGAGGGCATGGAGCTTGATACGAAGGCCGTAGGCCAGCTCGCCGATGTGTGCCGTGAGCTGAAGGTTTCGCCAGAGGCCTTCCGCACCATCACGGCCAAGATGACGCCCGTTCTCGCGGCCCGTCAGGCCGAGCAGTTGGGCGAAGTGCGCAAGGCATTCTTGGCTCAGGGCCGCGCCGACAAGGAAATGGGCGGCGCGAACTGGGCGGCAACTAAAGCCACGGCCAGCAAGGCCTTCGCCAAGTTCGTCGACCCAGAGACGCGCAGTCTCTTCGTCAAGCTTGGCCTGGATTGCCACCCGGGCGTGATCCGCGCGTTCAAGCGCATCCAGGAGTCCGTCTCCGACGACGTGGTCGTGCGCGGCGAGACGGCGGCACAGCGCGACGTGCTCAAGAACTTCTACGACCATTCGGACATGAACTAATTATTAACCCTAACCAGCAAGGTGAAAAATGGCTGTTCTCACTTCCACGAAGTACGCGACGCTTGCTGATTTGGCCTCTCGCCTTGACGGCGAGGGTCGAATCGCTCCGATCGCTGAAATCCTCAACAAGCAGTTGCCCATTCTGAACGACTTGGGCTTTGTTGAATGCAATAAAGCTGACGGTTACCTGCACACGATTCGCACGGGCCTGCCCACGCCGACGTGGCGCAAGCTCTACGGCGGCGTGCAGCCCTCCAAGTCCACGACCGCTCAGGTCACGGATACGTGCGGCAACCTGGAAGCCTACGCCGAGGTCGACAAGGACATTGCAGATCTGAACGGCAACACGGCTGCGTTTCGCCTCTCGGAAGACCGCCCCTTCATCGAAGCGATGGGGCAGGTGATGGCTGAGACCATGTTCTATGGTGACACCACCAAGAACCCCGAGCGCTTCATGGGTATCGCGGCCCGCTACAACCGCCTGCCCGGTGCGAAGGCTCCCGCCTCCTCGCGCAACGTGATCAGCTGCGGCGGCACGGGCGACCACCTCACGAGCATCTACTTCATCAGCCACGACGTCTTCCATGGCATCTACCCGAAGGGCTCGAAGATTGGCCTGAACAAGTCCGACAAGGGACAGGTGACGATCACCAAAGAAGACGGCTCGCTCTTTGAGGCTTACCGCACGCACTACAAGTGGCAGGCCGGCACGATCCTTGATGACTGGCGCGGTTGCGCCCGCGTGTGTAACGTGGCCCTGTCGGGCACGGCCACCACGGGCGACGCCCTGATCAATGCCATGATCAAAGCCAAAAACATGATCGAAGCCAAGTACCTCTCCAAGCTCAAGATCTACGTCGCTCGCGACGTTAAGACCGTGCTCGAGCTCGCGGCTCTGGATAAGTCCGCTTCGTGCCTGTCGATCACCCAGGCAGCGGGCCAGTTCCAGACAAGCTTCTTCGGCATTCCCATCGAAGTGTGTGACGCGATCAGCACTTCTGAAACTCAGGTTCAGTAAGGAGGAAAACGATCATGCGCTTTGACGAAAACCTTTACACGAAGATGACCCTCACGGGCACGAGCGTGTCCTCCGATACGTTCGACCTCGGTGCCGCCGGCATTGCCGAGGGACCGGGCGTCTTTGTCGTGACCGTCACGACGAAGGCCACGGCCGCCACGAAGGTTGAGCTGCAGGCCTGCGACGACAACGCCACGTTCGCCGCCGTGGGCACCGCTTCTATTGCCGCCAACTCCGACGTCGGCACCCAGGCCGTCATCGATGTGCCGCCGGGCGTGGGCCGCTACCTCAAGCTTGTGGCCACGGGCACGAGCATGGGCGGAGCCCTGGAAGCGGGCTTTACGCTCGCGGCCACGTCGGCCAAGGGCATCGAAGACTATGCCGCAAACTAAGAGGGTGTGATCCTTCTATCTCGCAGGCCACGGCCTGTGTCGCGGGGGCCTGGTGCCCCCGTTTTCGTATGAGGTAAAAGATGGCTACTGTCGTCGACATTTGCAACCGCGCTTTGGTTCTTCTTGGTGACCGCGGCACCGTCTCTTCAATCGATCCGCCCGAGGGTTCGGCGCAGGCCGACCATTGCGCTCGCTTCTACCCGATGGCCCTGAAGGAAGCCCTGACAGCCTTCCCGTTCTCTTTCTCCATTAAGCGAGGCACCCTGCCGCGCTCTGCCACGGAAGTCGTGGGGGAGACCGACAAGTACGCGTTTGTCTTGCCGTCCGACTGCCTGTACCTCGTTGAGGCCTACTCGCAGGACAACTGCAACCTTCCCGTCGAGTACAACATTGAGCAGATCGGCGGCGTGCGATGCGTGATCAGCAACCAGCCTTCGATGTGGGCCAAGTACGTCTCGGGCGAAGTCAACGCTTCGACCTTTACGGCCTACTTCGAGTCGGCCCTCACGCACCGTCTGGCGGCGTTTCTGGCGGGGGCGTTGATGCCCGGCTCAAGCGGAATCAGCCAGGCGCAAGATCAGCTCAAGCTCTACGAGTACGAGATCCAAAAAGCGATCGGCGCGGACGTGATCCAACAGCGCGTTCAGCACGAGCAGGTCACGATGCTGATGGGTGACTACACGGGCGATTTGACGGGAGGCGCCTATGTCTACGACTAAAGCCATCCAAGTCTCCTTTGCCGGCGGAGAGTTGTCCGAGTCCATGTACGGCCGCATGGATGACCAAAAGTACCAGACGGGCCTTGCCAAGTGCTCGAACTTTTTGGTCTTGCCGCAGGGCGTGGTCCAAAATCGGCCTGGCTTTTCCTACGTCAATGCCGCCAAGTACTCGGACAAGCCTGTGCGCTTGATCCCGTTTCGCTTCAACTCGGAGCAGACCTGTGTGATTGAGCTCGGCGACAAGTACGCCCGCTTTCACACAATGGGCGCGACGCTCTTAGCAGAGGGCGGGGAGCCTTATGAGATTGCCACGCCCTGGGACGCCAAAGACGTATTTGATCTGCACTATGTGCAAAGCAACGACGTGCTCACGTTTGTGCATCCGCACTACCCGCCCCAAGAGATTCGCCGTTATTCTTTGACGGACTGGCGCGTTGAGGCTCCCGATTTTGGCTTGAAGCTTGACGCGCCCAAGGGGGTGAGCGCCAGGCGCAAGACGAGCGCCGACAACGATAGCAACGCGGAAAAGTACGCGTTCGACTACAAGGTCAGCGCTCTGAATTCCGACAAGACGCAGGAGGGCCCTGCCTCCGAAAAGGTCACGGTGACCGCGAACCTCTACGCCACGGGCACCACGGTTGAGATCAGTTGGGAGGCCGTCGCGGGCGCGTCGTTCTACCGCGTGTACAAAAATAAGGGCGGGTTGTATGGCTACATCGGCGACACCGAGGACCTGTCCATCATCGACGACGGCATCGCGCCCGAGACGGACGTCACGCCCAGACGGCTTGACGAAGTCTTCAAAGCCGCAAACGCCATCACTTCTGTGACCGTCACCAACGGCGGATCTGGCTACATTCAGAATCTGCACGGCGCAAAGCTGCCCGAGGCCTTTGCCTTGGACAAGCCCGACGAATGCTCGAGATACTACGACACGAGCGGCAACCCGCGCACGCTCCCCTTCAGCGGGAACATCTCCAACCCCGGCAGGCCGCAAACCTCATACAGCGGAGGCTCCTCGGGGCAGGCAATGATCGACAAGACTCTGATTGAGATCGTCGACCTTGCCGGCACGGGTTCGGGCGCTCAGGTGTCGGCAACCTTCGTGACGGGGACGGGAACCTACGAAGTGCCGGACTCAGTGGAAGGCTACGACACGTTCACGTACACCTATGCCACCGTTACGTCCGTGACGATCACCGAGGCCGGCAACAGCTACAAGAAGCCCGCTCTGCGCATCTACACGGAGTACTTCAGATATGGCGCTCTGGGCTATAGGAACTACATGACCTACCGCTACACGTGGGAGCTCGAGCGCCTGGACACGGGCATCACCCTGAACGTCATCGACAGCACGGGGCGTGGCGCAGAGCTTGAGGCGCAGGTTGTAGACGGGGCCATCGCGAGCGTCAAGGTTCTCAAAGGCGGCGAAGGCTACACCGATCCTCAGATTCGGGTGATTTCCACAACCGGTACGGGCGCAGTCCTCGATCCCGTTGTGTCGGGGGGTGGCAGCTACCCCGCCGCCGTGGGTTACTTCGAACAGCGCAAATGTTTCGCGGGCATGGCCATGGACCCGCAGGCTTTTGTGATGACACGCACGGGGACCGAGACCGACATGTCATACTGCCTGCCTTACAAAGACGATGATCAGGTTTACGCGCGTTTGGCTTCCAATGAGTTCGACTCCATCGAGCACATCGTCAGCCTCGGGCAGATGATCCTGCTGACCTCTGGCTCGGTGGCCGTGATCAGCACGAAGAACTCGGACGCCATCACGCCCGATTCCGTGAACGCCGTGGTGCAGTCTTCCGTAGGAGCCACGACGGTGCGGCCCTTGGTGGTCAACAACGTGGTCTTGTATGTCGGTGCGGCGGGCGCTCACGTGTGGGAGCTCGGGTATCAGTACGAAAAGGGCGGATACGTGCCAGGCGACATGTCCCTGAGAGCGGCGCATCTTTTTGACTTCAAGACGATCGTCGACTCGGCGCAGTCGCGAAGCCCCACGCCCATCATGTGGTTTGTCTCCTCCGACGGCAAACTGCTGGGCATGACGTACATTCCCGAGCAGGCCATCGGCGCGTGGCATCAGCACGCGACGGACGGGTCTTTCGAGTCCTGCACCTCGGTGATCGAAGACGGCGAGGACCGCCTCTACTGTGTGGTGCGCCGTGAGATTCAAGGGCAGATCGTGCGCTATATCGAACGCATGAACTCGCGGCAGATCGTCAAGCTCGAGGATGCGGTCTTCGTCGATTGCGCGGGGCAGTACAAGGGGCCCGCCACAACCGAGATCAGCGGCCTGACGTGGCTCGAGGGCAAGACCGTTTCGATCCTTGCCGACGGCGCGGTGCGCCCGCAGCAGACGGTGGTCGACGGCAAGATCACCCTGGACGCGCCGGCAAGCGTGGTGCAGGTAGGTCTGCCGTACACGTCTGACCTTCAGACCCTGCCCGTGACGCTCTCCATCCCCGGGTACGGGACGGGCAACACGAAGAACGTGAGCCGAGCGTTCATCCGCGTGCGGCAGTCAAGCGGCATCTTTGCCGGCCCGTCGTTCGACGAAGCCGACATGATCGAGCACAAGCAACGCACCACGGAACAGCCGGGCACGCCTCCGAGTCTTGTAAGCGGTGTCATCGACCTACAGCTCTATGGTAAGTGGACGGACTCGGGCGCGATCTGCCTGCGACAGAGCAACCCCTTGCCGCTCGAGGTGTTGAGTGTGACGTTAAAGGTCGACTACTAACCGTCCATAGAAGAGCGATCAGAAGGGGTACCTTCTTGGCAAACTCAAGAGGTACCCCTATGCCTTCCAATTTCACAGGCCTGACGCAATCGGGCTACTCTCAAATGACGCCCTACGGGGCTTTCCAAAACGTCGGCGATAGCATTGAGAAGATGCCAACGGGCGGCTCCGATTTTGTGCAGGGCATGAAGTGGGGATATGCGGGCTCGCAAGCCTCCGTCGGCGTCTTCACGGCCTGGCACGAGGCCCGCTATCAAAGAAGCATCCTATACATGCAGGCCCAGCTTCAGGACATGCAGACCAAGCAGCTCGACACCGCCGCCGATGATGCGATGCGTGCGGGCTACCAGCAGGCCGCTTCAATCTCTTTCCAGGCCGGCCAGGCCAAGGGCTCCCAACGCGCCAGCATGGGCGGCTCGGGTCTTCAGGTAGGCGTGGGCTCGAGCGCCCGAGTTCTGACGAGCATCGATATCGCCAAAGAGATGAATGTGAACCAGGCCTTGGCCAACGCCGTCACGGCCTCTTTTGGTTACCGCCGGGCGGCAACGAATTCGCGTGCCGAAGCCATGGCCATCCGTCAGACGGCCTCCAACATCAAGCCGTGGGCCGCGGCCCTCTCGCAACTGGTGAGCGCATCGATGAATGCGATGAGCATGAGCGGCTTTGGTGGCGGCTCGAGCGCAGGCTCTTCGATGGGCGGCAGTATCGACTTGAGCAATCTGAGCTCTGCGGCAAGCGACAACGGGCAGGCGTTCAGCATTGCCGGAAACTTCTCGTGGTGACGTAAATGGCAAACATGCAGGTACCTAATCCTTACTCCCAGGGAGTGCAGGTAACCCGTCCGACGGAGATGGGTCTTGTCTCCGCGCCCCTACAGAACAACCCCGCGAATGAGCGTGCGGCCGACTATGCCGCGCATCAGAAAGAGTTCGCGCAGGCCATGCAAAAGTACCAGGACGAGGTCGATCGTACGCGCGTGATGGACCTCACGAACCAACTCGACGACGTGGTTCAGGATCTTACCTATGGCGAGAAGGGCTACCAAAAGCTCGAAGGCGTCAATGCGCTTGAGCGCCCCGACGGCAAGAGTCTTGCCGAGGAAATGGACGATGGCTATCAGACCCGCGCCGCCGCCATCATCGCCAAGGCCGGTAATCAGAAACAGCGCATGATGATCACTGAGATTTCATCCCGCATGCGCCAGGGTCTGCGCGGCAACGTTGACGGATGGATGGTCCGCCAACAGCAGGCCTACACGGCCGCAGTTGAGGCAGACAAGCTCGAGCGTGCGGGGCGCAAGGCTCTCTCGACAGACCCCGCCGAGTCCGAATCGGGCTTTTATCTTCTGCGCGAAACCGTCAGCCAACAGGCCAAACGCAAGGGGGTGCCCGCGGACTATGCGAGCGTACTCGGTCCTCTGCACCTCGAGCGTGCCGCCGACATCGTCGACGCTCAGGGATCGGACGCGGGCAAGTCCTACCTCAAGCGCTACCGTCAGGAGATGACGCCGGCGCAGATCAGCAAGCTTAACGACATCATCGACAGCCGCCGTGAGGCCGAAACGATCACGAACCTGACGGGAAACATCCTCTCCAAGGGCTACAGCAAGCAAGACGCTCTGGCGCAGGTTGACTCGCGTGCCGCTCCCGAGATTCGCAGCAAGGTGCGCAAGCTTGTCGAGGATGCCTACGATACGGTCGAGGTTGCCCGCAAAGAGCGCGTCGACGCGCTGACGAACGAAATCTACAAGGCCTACGCCAACCGCCAGGCAATTCCAACCCTCGTCAAGCAAGAGCTCAAGGAGCTCGACCCGAAAAAGTACACCTCGCTCTTCGACGGTGACGGCGTCTTTTTGGAGTACGGCAAAGCGCCGGCGAACTCGGATTCGCAGACTCTTGCTTACCTCGAGGGGCTGGAGTGGGTCGACCCCGACGAATTCTCCCTGACCTCGCTCGAGCAGTACGCGCACAAACTGAGCAAGGCCGACTACACGCGCTTGCAGACCGTGCAGGAAAAGTACGGCAACAGCAACTACAAGCAGTTCCAAAAGGAGCTCAAGCTGCGCATGCAGATGGCCAACATCGACCCGTCGACGCCCAAGGGCAAGAAAATCCTCAAGGCCGGCGAGATCGCCTACGATCAGGCGGCCGTCAACTACAAGGGCGGTATCCCCAAGGAACAGCGACAGGACATTATCGCCACGATCTTTACCGAGACGCCCGGGTTCTTCAGCGACAAGCCCATGTACTCGCGCATCCTTGAAAAGCCCGATCAGAGTGTCTCGCAGACGCTCATGGAATACAGGGCCGTCAACGAGCAGGGCGCAAAGGACTACTACGCCAAGCGCGTCGAAGGCTTCAAGGACATTACGGGCCTGGACAGCATGCCGACGTGGGAGAACCTCAACGACACGCAAAAGCGGGCCTTCATCTCCCTAGCCACAGGCTTTGGCTGGCCGTCTGATCTTTTCGAAGAGGCACGCAAGAAGGTGTCCGACTACATGCAAGAGGACGCCCGCAAGGGCATCTACCACAAGGTCGACAACCAGACCGTTGAGGCCATGCTTGTCTACAGCCTCTTCAAATCCAAGAAGGCCCCGCCCTCGGCCGTGGTCAAAGGAAAACAGAGCACCGAACAGGACTAAGTGATGCAAGAGACGAATGAAGCTGTGGCGACAGACGGCGTCGATCAGATGCTGGTCCCCGAACAAAAAGCCCCTGAGCGCGAGTTTGACCCGTTCAAGTATCAGGAGCAAAAGCTGATCAGCCCTGCGGCAGACGCCATGGGCGGAAATGAAGCCAAGGCCGTACGCTCCCGACAGATTGCCAAGGATCTGGGCGTGTCCCGCACGGCCGTTGACCTGAACTACGACAACATGCAGACCTTGGCCGAGAAGGCCGACCGACAGCGTGCTCTGTCGCGTGCGCCGTCCGTGGCTCGGTGGGCGGTCAAAAACCCGTACGACGCCGCCGTTCTCAAAACCGACATCGGTTTCTTTGAGGGCATTGAAAACGAGATCGGCGAGATCGGCTCGTCGATCTCCCGCGGCTTTCAGGTTGGCGATATGGTGGCCGAGCAGGGCGCGGATTGGGCGCGTCTTGGCAACGCAAAGCCGAGTGAAGGTTTTCTCAAGGCCGACAAAGCGCGCGATCAGCGCATGCAGGATCTGACGGCCGGCGATGACGGCTTTTTCTTTTCGGCCTCGCAGGTCGTCGGCACGATGTACCGAGGGATGATTGAAGGCCTTGAGGGCGGCGCGGCAACGGCGGCCTTGGGCGGCGCGGCAATGGCTGCGGGCGCCATCCCCGTGGCGGGGCAGGCGCTTCTTGGCGCGACCGCCATCGGGTCTGCCGCTTACGGCACGTATCTGATCGAGGGCGGGCTCAACCTGAAGGAGCAGTACGACGAGGGGGTTGACTACGACAAGGCACGCACCATCGCCACGGGCGTTGGCTTTGCCAACGCCCTGACGGAAATGGTTGGCCTTCACCTGCTTGGCAAGGCGGCGGCACCAGCCCTGCGGCCTTTGGTCAAACGATTTTCTCCCAAGACTGTCGAGTCCCTCGAGAACATCACTACCATCGGCGCTCTGCGCGACGCGGCCAAGATGCTTGCCGTCGGCACCGGGCAGGAAGTGGTGACGGAAGTCATTCAGGAAGTTAACGCGATTGCAGGCGAAGAGCTTGGCAAAGCGTGGTCCGGAATCGGCAGCGACCTGACGGCGGAGGCTTTCGTCGACCGATTGCGCGATGTGGCCGTGCAGACGGCCAAGGCCATGGTGGTACTCGGCGGCATCTCGGCGGGCCCGGCAATCGTGGCAAACATGAACCGCGTCCGTGTGGCCAAGCAAAACGCCGAAGCGTTGGGACGCATCCTTGACAACTACAGCTCCTCCCAGGCGGCCAAGACCTCGCCCGAGGTGGCCGAGGAAGTGCTCGACTCGCAGGCCAAGGAGGCAGGTGCAGACACGGTGTGGATCGACGCGCAGAGCCTGCGACAGACCATGATCGAGCTCAATGTCTCGGTTGAAGAGCTGCAGACCGCGTTCCCCGAGATGGCCCGCCAGGTCAACGAGCAGGCCGCCGTGGGCGGTGACGTGAGCGTGCCCCTGGCCAAGTTCGCCTCCAAGCTCGGGAGCACGAACCTCGGCCTGGCCCTGCGACAGCACGTGCGATTCAATCAGGACGGGCTCTCAGAGTACGAGGCCGCGCAGGTTGAAACGGCATACAAGCAACTGAGAGCCGACGCCATCAAGGCTGCGCTTGACCCGAACGCCAAAGAGGCGGCGTTGCCGACAGAACAGCAGGCACGCCGCAAGGCGGACCGCAACGCCATCAATGCGTTTAAGGAGAAACTCAAACTCGACCTACAGGAGCATGGCTTCACGCCCTCTCAGTCCAAGGTGCAGGCTTCTTTTGCCGCAAAGGTTATTTCAGGTCTGATCGATCGAACGGGCATGACGGCCGAGCATGTGTTGGGCCTCGCTCCTCGTTTGATCGTTTCAGATCTCCAAGAATCGGGGCCGAAGCTGTTACAGGCTGTTGCCGAGCAAGGACCGCAAGTGCGACTCGATATGCTCAAGCGATCGCGAAAGCTTGATGAGCAAATCAAGAAGTGGAGGCAAGGAGATTCGACGGAGATTTTTAACCTCGGGGCTCCGTCTTGGGTGCTTCAGCTGTTTGGTACCAGCAAGCAAGAGAACGTCAAGATGTTTGGCCTGAACATGCTTCATGCAATCCTCAAGCCCGGTGAGCATCTCCATCGACAGAAAGGGAAACACGGCTTGACGGACGATGAGATCCGCGGCATTTTGGCGGGTATTCAGAGGCCTATTGCCGTGTTTCGCTCAACGAATAAAGGGGCGAAGCCGGGAGAAGATAGCCTTGTGCTTTTAACCGAGCTCAAGCAGAACGGGAAAAACATTGTTGCCCCGATTTGGCTGACGACGCAGGTCAATGGTTCTATAGTCGTGGACAACCGGATTCCGACGGCGTACGCCAAAGCGAACATTGGGCAGTGGGTCGAAGACGGGCTTCTGTTGGGCTATGAAAAAGAAAAGGGGCTCAACCTCCTGTTGGAGAGCATGGGCTCCAATCGCCGGCAGCTCGGCACATCCAACAGGGGTAAACCCCTTATCCCGGGGGCAATTATATATGAAAATGACACCTCTGTTGGCGACCTATATCAAGTCGACAACGATGTTCGCGGCTCGTACTCGCCCGAGTCGCGCGCCATCACCCTGACCCCCGATGCGGACCTCTCGACTTTCTCGCACGAGATGGGGCACTGGTACATGGCCACGCTCATCGATCTGGTGCGTACCGGACAGGCCAACGATTCGATCCGCGAGGACGTGGCGGCGCTCTTCAAGCAGTTCGGCGTCGCCGACGTCGCATCTTGGGACGCCCTTGGGTTCGAAGGTCAGCGCAAGTATCACGAGCAGTTTGCCTCGTGGGTTGAGCAGTACTTGGCCGAAGCGAAAGCACCCAAGGTCTTGAAGCGCTTCTTTATCAACCTGGGCAAGTTCATCCGCGACGTCTACCGCAATTTCACGGGCGGCGTCGTCGAGGCCACGCAGGAGCGCTACCGCGCCGAGGTCGGCGAAGAACTGCCGGCGCTCTCGGCCGAAGTGCGTCAGGTGCTCGACCGGATGGTCATGAGTGAAAAGGCCGTCAACGAGTACCAGGCCGCCGAGTCTTTGCATCCTCTCTTTGACACCAAGCCCGCGGACATGTCTGAGGCCGACTGGCTCGAGATGCAACGCGCCCGCGAAGAGGCCGACGAAGAGGGCATGGCAGAGATCGTCCAGAGGCGTGCCAAAGACGACAAGTGGTACGACACTCAGCGAGGCAAGCTCCTTCGCGAGAAGAACAAGGAAGCCAAGGAGTACCGCGCCAAGGTGCGAGAGGGTGTAGAGCGCAGTCTCAACGGGCGCAAAGAGTTCATCGCGCTCGATATTCTGGCAAGTCGCGGCAAAGACTTTGCTTTGGATAACTTCAAGTTCTCGGCCCAGAGCGTGCGTGAGCTTGGCTTTACGGAGCAGACCGTGGCCAAGCTACGCACAATGGGTGTGATTGAAGACAGTGGAATGACTGTTGAGCAGGCCCGCGCAGCCCTTGAGCCCATGGCGCGGTTTTCCAGTGCGAAGGGGCTGATCAGGGGCCTTTTGTCGACCGAAAATCGGGAACAGAGGATTGAAGAGGAAACGACGCGACTGTGCCTGGCGCGGCGCTCGGACCTGTTCGACCCGCGTGAGATCGACCGCACGATCACGTCCGCCCTGCACAACGAGGCTCGGGCCCGCATGGTGGCCGCTGAGCTCAAGTACCTGACCAAAGACTTGACCAGCAACTCCAGAGTCTTGGCCGAGGCCGCACGCCGTGCCGCCCGCGACATCCTGGACCGCACGCCCGCCAAGGGTTTTACGCCCCGCGCGATGATGGCGCTCGAGTCGCGTGCTTCCCGAAAGGCTTACCAGGCCATCCGAAACGGCGACAAGGCCGCCGCCGGCGCATACAAGCGCCAGCAGTTGGTCTACCACGAGGCTGCCCGCCTGGCCGTCGAGACCGAGAAGAGCGCCAAGAAATTCAAGGAACTCAAGGCCTCGGTCTTTAAGAGCGACAAGGCTCTTTCTAAGACCTACGACGTCAATGTGATCGCCGTTGCCCGTGCGATTCTTGCAAACCGCGGATACGGCAAGGTGCGTGCCGGCGAGATGGTGCCCGCGGAAACGTACCTGGATAAGGTCAAGAAGTACGACCCCGATCTTCTTGTGGGCCTTCAGGCTTACCTTGCCCGCCACCCCTACACGGGAGCCGACGTGCAGGCTGGTAGCGAGACCGCAGGACAGATGCTCTCCATGCTCGAAGACTTGCAGGCTCTGGTGAAGCTTGCCCGCGATCGGCGCACGGTTGAGCTTGACGGCAAGACGATGGACATCGATGACGCCGTCTCGGCTCTTGTCGCGAAGGCATGGGGCAAGGAATACAAGCCCTCGACAGGGCACGCTGTCACCAAGAAGGAAAAGCGCGTCAAGCGCTGGCTCACGGCCAAGGCATACCTGCGCCGCGTGGAGGATTGGTGCCGGACTATGGACGGCGGCGAGGCCGGTCCATTTACCCGCTACATTTTCCGTCCCGTTGTAAATGCCGCGACCCGCTATCGCAACCGTAACGTTGAGATTCAAAAGCGCCTCGTGGATATTCTTGAGCTCCGCCGCCGGGCATGGGACAGCCTCACCGACATTGAGGCCCCCGAGATCGGCTACACGTTCTCGCGCAAGCAGGAACTCATCGCAGCCATTCTGCACACGGGCAATGCCTCCAATAAGGAGAAGCTCCTGCTTGGCGGGCGTGGACCCGACGCCCCGTGGGCCGACATGATCGAATTGCCCGACGGCGAGCAGCGCATGGACACGTCCCGTTGGGACACGTTCATGGCGCGGTGCTTTGACGAGGGAATCATCACCAAGGAAGACATGGACGCTGTGCAGGCGATCTGGGACTTGCTCGAGCAGATCAAGCCCGACTCGCAGAGGGCCTTCCGCGAGTACTACGGCTTTTACTTCGAAGAGATCCCCGCCTCACCCGTGATGACTCCCTGGGGGCAGTACCGCGGCGGCTACGTGCCTGCGGCGGCTGACATCGATCGTGTGGCGCAAAGCGATAAGCAAGCCGAGCAGGACCTCTTTGACAACTCGAGCGAATTTCTCGACCAGATGCCGGTTACGCGCCCCGGCTTTACGCAGTCCCGCACCAAAGTGCACAGACCTCTTTCGCTTGACCTGAGCTTCTTGTCTTCACACGTGCAGAAGGCCACAAAGTTCGCGATGATGGCACCGACCATCAAGCAGGTGCAGCGCATCCTGCACACGAAGGAGCTCAAGAACAGGCTCAACGAGATCGACCCGCAGCTGCTCGGCGAAATGCTCGAGCCGTGGCTGCGGCGTTCTGCCACGCAGTCTGTGAGCACCCCCGCGAACTGGTTTGACAAAAAGCTCGATGCGCTGCGCGGCTTGGCGGGTATGGCTATTATGTCCGGCAACATCATCAATGCGCTACAGCAGTTTACGGGCTTGTCTGTGGCAATCAGTCAAGTGGGCGCCAAGCCTATGGTTAGGGCGCTTGCCGCTTACACGGCGCACCCCAAGGGCTACATTTCCACCGTCAAGGCCATGTCGCCTTACATGAAGGCGCGCCTTGAGAACTTTGAGTTTGAGTTCCAGGAGCGCATCCAAAAGATCGCCCAGGTCGAAAAGCCCACGACGCTCGAAGCAATGCGCGGCTGGACGATGCGGCACGCTTACTTCCTTCAGATGTGGATCCAGATGGTGGTGGATACGCCCACGTGGATGGCCGGCTATGAAAAAGCTCTGGCCGCTGGCAAGACCGACGCCGAAGCAGTACAGGAAGCCGATGCAGTTGTGCGCAGAACGCAATCGGCCTTTGAGGCCGAATCGCTGGCGCGCGTCGAGACGGGCTCGCCCCTGGCTCGCACTCTCTTGGTCTTCTATAACTACTTCAACATGCAGGCCAACTTGCTCGGGACGTCGTGGGCCCTGAACCGCGAGGCCGGCCACTACGGCAAGTTCATGATCGATTTCGCGCTTATCCTGGCTATCCCGTCGATCCTCTCGCAAGTACTGATCGAGTCCTTCATGGGCTTTGACACTGGCGACGACGATGACTGGGACGCGTACGACGCAGCCCGCCTGCTCATCAGTCCGGTGGTCAAAAACGTGGTGGCGCTCGTGCCTTTTGCCGGCCAAATCGTCAACGCGGCCGCTACGGAACTCTCCAAGGCCATGGGCGACAAGGAAAACTTGTTCCAAGTCGTCTTCGCGCCGAACTCCTACAATAGCCGCCTTGTGAGCATCCCAGCCGAGTCGCTGATACAGAACTCTCTCAAGGCCGTGGGGCAACTGTCGAAGGCCGCCACTGGCGAAGAGGTTAATGCTCGCAGCACGATGAGAAACACGCTCGACGCGCTGACCCTTGTGACAGGCATTCCTTTTGCCGCAGCCAAGCGTCCCCTCAGCTATGCCGCCGGCGTTGCCGCAGGGCAGATCGAACCCGACTCGGCTGCCAACGCCGTGCGCGGGGCGATTGCGGGCAAAGAGGTCAAGTCCGAGTAGTGTCCATAGAGATGCGGGGGATCGGTCGAAAATCGAGGCACAGTATTGGAGTTGCCCATGGCTATTTCGACCGAGACCCGCCGCTCAGATCGGTACGCATGCGACGGTACGCAGACCGCTTTCCCCTTTGCTTTTAAAGTCTTCGACGCCACCGAAGTGGGCGTCACGGTAGCGCTCGACGGCGAGACCGAATCGTCGCTTACGACGGATCAGTACACAGTCAGCCTAAACGCCGATCAGGACAACAGTCCCGGCGGAACGGTCACGGTCAACACGGCCCCCGCATCGGGCACGGTGCTTGTGGTCGTGAGTCAAGTGGCGTACGAGCAGCCCATTGTGATCACAAACAATGGTGGCTTCTATCCTGCCCTATTAAACGAAGCCAACGACAGAAGCGTCATCCTTTCCCAGCAGCTCAAGGAAACTTTGGACCGTGCGCTCATCGTGCCTGTGACTCAGAACAAGACGCCCGCGCAGGTGATGAACAATCTGCTCGACGCCGCAAACACCGCTACCATCGTCGCAAAAGGCTACGCAGAAGCGGCGGCGGCAAGCGCGGCAGACGCCAAGCAAAGCCGCGACGACATCCTCGACCACAAGCAGGGGATCGTCGACGCCGTGACCGCCGAAGGCGACAAGCAAAATCAGCGGCTCGTCACCGAAGGCGACACACAGATCGGACGCATAAAAGCGGAAACCGACAATACGCTGATCGCCAACGGCATGGGGTGCGCCGAAAGGTTTTGGACGCTCTCAGCGAATGTGCCCGCGGGCACCGACATCACCATCCCTTCGGGCGCCAAATACTTGGTGAATCGTCACCACCTTCGCGTCGCGTGGAACGGCCTTGTCCTTGCAATCGGGCAGAACTTCACGGAAGTCGGGGCGCAGGACACGTTCTCCTCCGCGTTCCGCCTGACGTTTGACGCCAAGGCAGGCGACGAGATTGACGTTTGGATTGGAGCCCTGGGCAAGGGCGATGTGGCTGAGGCACTGGCCTTGGCGGGCGAAGCGTCGGCGGCTGTGGCTGAGCTTTCTCGCAAGGTCGTTTACAAAGAAGAGGTTTAAGAATGCCTGAAAGTCTCGTAAAGACTCAACTCTATTCACACGAAGGCAACGCCAACACGCCGCTTGCGCCCAAAACGCTGGCTGACGCGGTGGCGATGAACGACGTTAACGGCAGCGCGTCCACGGTCGAAGCTGAAATCGTCGCGCTCCGACAGGCGGTTGAGGCCGCTGTCGGCAAGGGTCAGAATTTCCGTGGCGTGGTCAACTCCACGAGCGGCCTGCCGACTGTGAACTACAAGGCGGGGTGGCTTTACTCCGTGCAGGAAGCGGGCACCTACGCGGGCAATGTCTGCGAGGTCGGAGACCTCATCATCTGCATCAAAGACTATGCCTCGGGAAGCGCCGCAAACTCCGACTGGGCGGTGCTTCAGGCGAACTTGGACGGCGCTGTGACCGGTCCCGCCTCGAGCGTCGCGGCTCACGTCGTGGTGTTTGACGGGACGTCGGGCAAGCGGATTAAGGATTCGGGCTTCACGATTGCCGCAAGCGTACCCGCCAATGCGAAGTTCACCGACACGACCTACAACGCCGCGACGGACGCCGCCGATGGTTTGCTGACTGCGGCGCTTCATAAGAAGCTGGTAGGCATCGAGACGGGCGCGGATAAGACGGACGCGGACAACGTGAAGGCCGCGGGCGCCTTCATGACGGCCTCGAACACCGCCGACGACATTGCCGACGGCACGACAAAAAAGCTGATGACGACCGCTGAGCGCACCAAGCTGAGCGGCATCGCCGCTGGTGCGGAAGTCAATCAAAACGCCTTTGCCAAAGTGAAGGTCGGCACGACGACTCTTACCGCGTCCGCAAAGCAGGACACGCTTGAGATCGAAGCGGGTGAAGGCGTGACCATTACGGCGTCGGGCAAGAAAGTGACGATCAAAGAGACGTATGTCGATTCGTGCGTGGTGACGTCGCTCGACAACGTGCCCGCCAATTTGAGAAACGGTGGGCTGGTGATTCTCAAGAGTTGACGCTATGGACTCGCTCTATGTGAAGACCGCCAGCGGCCTTCAGAAGGTTGAGATTGCGGGAAGCGGGGGAAGCAGAGTCAGCGTCGTTCGTGAACGACAGGTGCTTACGTCCGCAATCCCTGCGGGTACGGCGTATGCAGTGCCCGAGCATGTGGTTGGTGGGTCTGATCTTGTCGTGGTCTTCAATGGTGTTCTGTGCGTTGAAGGTGCCTCAGAACAGTACACCGACGTAAACACCACGAGTATTCAATTCAATTTCAATTTACCCATTGGGTCTGAAATTGACGTGATTCAATTCGACGGAGGCCTCTATGAGCTATCCAAAAATTTATCGTGACCTATTTCAAAACGACGGGGCGGGAAGCAAGCTCAGAGAAGATATTCTGCCGGACATGCCGGATACGGGTACGTACATCCCGAAGACGGGCAACGCGGGGGTGGTGTCTTCTTACGGTACCGTGGAGAAGCACACCTACAAATACGTATACGCGGGCGGCAATGGTGACGACGTAACTATTAGTTTGAATATTAATAGTGGCAACGACATTCTTTATTACCAAACCACCGAAGGTGATATCGTCCCGGCGGCTCCAGCGCAACCAAACGTCGTTACTTTCAATATTACGGCAGGGACGTATGACGAAGCTTGTGTTAAGCGCTTGTGCGTTGACGGCACCGACAATGGGCTAAGTCAACTTGGCTCTGTCGTGTTCTCTGGGACGAATGTGGTGAACGTAAATACTTCCGAGCATACCGTCGGAACGTATGAGTTGCGATTCAGCCAAGGGAAGGTCTACGTCACGTACCTGAATCCTGGGTACTCCTACGGCACAACGGACTTAACCGCCGGCACCTCCCCCTTGGAAACAGGCAAGCTGTACTTCGTGTACGAGTGAGGTGACGCATGACCAAGGCTGCATACATTGGCGTCAACGGTAAAGCGCGAAAAGTTAAGAAGGGCTACGTAGGCGTCAACGGCAAAGCGCGAAAGATCAAGAAGGCCTATGTCGGTGTCGGCGGCGTTGCCAGACCGTGTTGGGGCGGCGGGGAGCTGAGCTATTACGGCACTATTACGCCGTTGTCTCAAGGTAGATATGCTCACGCGGCTACCACGGTTGGAGGCTATGCCCTGTTTGGGGGTGGATACAGAGAAAGAAGTGTAGACGCATATAACACATCCCTAACGAGAAGTACACCTACAGCGTTGTCTAATAGACCGCGGAGCCTTGCGGCTCCAACTGTTGGGAACTATGCCCTTTTCGGGGGAGGGTATGACATCGATTTAAACAACTCATTTCTCAGCACTGTAGACGCCTACGACTCGTCTCTGACGAGAAGTACGCCCTCGTCGTTGTCTATAGGTAGGAGTAACTTAGCGGCTACAACTGTTGGGGGCTATGCCCTTTTCGGGGGTGGGAATGACAACCGCGGCAATAGCATAAACGTAGACGCCTACGACTCGTCTCTGACGAGAAGTACGCCCACAGCGTTGTCTCAAGCTAGGGGTTACTTAGCGGCTACAACTGTTGGGGGCTATGCCCTTTTCGGGGGTGGGTCCGGCAACGCCATCGTAGACGCCTACGACTCGTCTCTGACGAGAAGTACGCCCACAGCGTTGTCTCAAGCTAGGGGTTACTTAGCGGCTACAACTGTTGGGAACTTTGCTCTGTTTGGAGGCGGAGCCCCTAGCAGCCTCGGCAGCAACGTTGTAGACGCCTACGACGATTCTCTGATGAGAAGCACACCCACGGCGTTGTCTCACGATAGCCTCAGCTTAGCGGCTACAACCGTTGGGAACTATGCCTTATTTGGCGGCGGAATCCTTGACGGCATTGTCAGCATCGATGTGGACGCCTATACGGTAGTTTAATAGGAGAACGAAAAATGAAAATCATTGAAAAATACACGGGTGAAAAAACCTACATGTTTCCGAACGGATCCTTGGCAACCAAGGAGGCCGTTCTTCAGTCATTCCCCGCCGCTTTGACGTTTACGCACATTGTCGAGACGGACGAGGAAGGACAGGTCATGTGGGCGTTTCAGAACTTGGCGGCCATGAAGACCATTCATGGTATCGCAAAAGAAACAGCCGAGGCAGACGCCATTGCAAAGATTCAGGAGATCATCAACACGCCTCCTGCCGAGCCTGAGCCTTCCGCCGAAGAGCGCACGGCCGCCGCAATGGAGCTTCAGGCTCTTAATTCCCTCACTGACGTGGAGTAATACGCCATGAATTTCGCAAACATCAAGCGTAACTACGACCGTGGCCTGTGGACCGCGGCAATGGTTAAGGTCGCCGTCAAGAAGGGCGTCATCACCCACGACGAGTATGAAACGATCACTGGGAAGTCCTACGGCGATACGCCCGAAGAAGTGCAGGCCATGCTCACGGCGAAGGTGCAGAAGTACCTCGACACGACGGCTCAGAAGCTTGGGTACGACTCGTGCCTGTCCGTGTGCTCCTACGTGGACACTGGGGTTGCCAAGTTCGACGAGGAGGGCGCGGCATTTCGCAAGTGGCGCTCGGCCGTCTGGCAGAAGGGCTACGAGATCGTTGCCGCGGTGCGGGCGGGAACCCGTGGTGTTCCCACGGAAGCAGAGCTTTTTGCCGAACTGCCGGCAATTGAGCTTGATCGAGAGGCGCTGAAGTAATGCGGCATCCTGACGGTTTTCAGTTTTTGGTCGCGCTGGATCAGCTCTTCAACACGCTGATCCCCAACGGCTACGCCGACGAGACGCTTTCGAGCAGAGCCTACCGCCACGCCTGTATCAAGCAAGACCGTAAGTGGCCGATGTGGCTGATCGACCACCTTTTCTTTTGGCAATCCGAGCATTGCAAGTCGGCTTACGAGAGCGAAGTTGAGCGCTCTCAGCTGCCGCCGAGCTTGCGGTAGATCACACAAAGGGCGCCTGAATCCCGGCGCAAGAAAATGCCCCGCTTACCTCAACAGCAAGCGGGGCATTTTCGCTTTCGCAAGGCCGCCTATTCCTTGCACACAGCCTTGATGGTGGCTACTGCGCACCACGCTTTTTCGAGCGTGCGAACGTCCTCACTACTGAGTCCGCCGCCATCGCGGGCTTCGTCGCACACCTTGTCGATCTTTTCGAGAAGACAGTGCATGGACTGTTCCGCGCGGGCTTTCATCAGTTCCTTCATTTCCATGGTCATTCTCCATGTCTGTTCATGATTTCTTTGAGCGCGTCCAGGTCTCCCTTGTCAGGCTTATACGGCCCGATGGAGAAGGGATGCGCTTCAAGATTCTTTGAGGCTTCGGCGTACAGCAAGTCCACGTCGATGCGGTTTTGCTCGTCCACCGCCCCCAAAGACTTCAGAAGCGGTAGATAGCCTTCGATCATCGTCGGGGCTCGCTGAGCGACGAGCCCCGAGATGATGCCGACGGTGAAGGGCAGAGAACCGCCTTGCTTTCCTGCGGCGGGGATGAGAACTTGCTGTGCAAATTCTGCGATCACCGCAGGCAGATTCCCGATCGGCATCTTCATGGCTAGCTCCGCTGAACCTTGACGGTGCCGCTAATCGGCTGAGTAGCCGGTGCGGTGTCGGTCGCCGTCGGAGCCGTCCACGAGTTGTACCGCGGCATGACGGGCGGACAGATGACGGACTGCGGGACGATCGTCTGAGTGATGCCGTTCACCGTGTTCTGCAACGCGGCAATGGCCGCAGAGTTCTGACTGATGCCGCAGTTGCAGGCCTGCGCAACGGAGTCGATGCGACCGCCCAGTTCACTGCGCACGAGCTTCTCGCGCAGGTCGGCGATTTCAGCGTTCTTGGACACGTTGGTTTCAAGAACCGCGATGCGCTCACGATTCGCCGCGGCCTCCGCGGAGAGCGGGCGGATGAAGCCCATCAGCTCATCGCGAAGCACTTTATTTTCAGCGCGCGAAGCAACGTAGACTTCGGAATCCTTGTTGTCGGAATACTTTTCTGCGCGAAGGTTGGCGTTCTCGGCCATCAGGGCATTGAGCTGATTGCAGTTGCCGCCGCCAAGGATGCCGCCGAGAATGCCGCCGTTGCCGTTATTGGCGGAGCCGAGGAAACCGAGGGAGCCCAGTACGAGGGCGGGGATGCCTACGCCGTTGGCGAGGCCTTTTGTGGCAAATTCACCCATAGCAAACTCCTTTTGCTATGGAACTCGAGGTTCTCTGGATTGCGCGCTCGACCGGCGCTAAGAAGTTGGCTCGTTGGCCTTATTTGAGGCAGAGACCGAACGGCTCTGCGGGATGACCCTATTGTATGACGAAAGGTCTAGAACATCAAGCGCTTTGCACTTCGGACACTTGATGCACAAAACCCCACTAGCCGGGCGGGGCGAAGCAATGTCGAAAAGACGACGCCCACAGCAAGGGCATCTAACAGTTACAGCTACCTCCATTTTTCTCTCCTATTAGAGAACGAAAATCGGACAAGACGGCATTGAGCGTTGTTTTGTCGCCGCATCCGTAAGCTAAAACAAGATTCGTCATTTCAAAATTTCCGTCAGTGCGTCGTGGTTTTTGGCGCATCGCTGATAGAGTCGGCCGCACTCTGAACCAGAGTCAGCCAGTCTTTGAACCAAGTCTTCCAGTCGGGCAACTCGCTTTCTAAGAGCGTCTGCGGAATCTCCGGAGGAGGCGCGGTTACCGTCCGAGTGGCGCATCCGGGCGCGAGCACGATCAAGCTCAGCGCGCAGATCGTTGTACTCAGCCTGAGCCAAGTTGATCGTATCGGTTGCTTTCGAAAGTCCTTCAGCATTTTTTCTCTCCGCCGCCCGCAGTGCTTCAGACTGCGCCGCTTCCATGAGGGCAATTTTTCGGTCGTAGTGCGAAGAGGCCAGCCAGACCCCCGCGAAGAAGACCAGGCCAGCCGCAACCGCATAAACGTAGTCTTTCATTTGCGTCGATAATCCCAACGAGCGCGGTGCCCACGCACGTCTACATGAACGAACGAATCGTACAGTCCGACGCCGCCTTCTTTATTGAGTTCCAGACACAGGTCCTGGAGCTCGGGGATCAGGCGCGGATCGTCAGGTCGAATGTCAGCCGCCATACCTTTCGTGTGATAGCTGTTAGCCACAGCGCCGGTGATCGTCGCGTTGTATTCGGGGCTTCGATAGCCCGAGTTAACAATGATCGGCTTGCCCCACGCGCGGCGGATGCGATTGAGTAAATTCAGCAATTCATCAGTGACAACGTGCGGGAAGGGAGACCTGTTCGGGTCTTTTGGACTCTGCAACTCCTTTTCGTCAAAAAAACCGTATTTCATCGGGCACCTCTCTCCAAAAAACCTTTCAAGATGCTCACACCATCTTTTCCCATCATGCCGCCCAATCCTGCCAGCGCTCCCGCGGCCTCATCAGACAGGCCGTAAGAGTGCGCCGCCATACAGATCAGAAAGCCAATGAACCCCGAAAGGGTCACTACCCCAAAGAATTCCAGCCAAAGAAAAGGCTTGGCTTTACCAACCGAGTTCAAGTACATCAGACACTGAGCCAAGGCACCCACCGCAAACGAAAAGAGGTATCGGAAATATTCGTTGTAGTCCTGCATAAAGTCTTCAACTCTTATGTAGCCCGCAGTATCTGCTCGACACGTCTACCTACGCGACTAGTCAAGAAGCATACGCGCAGGTGGGGGATTTCAATGGACGCTTTTTGCCGCTGGCGACGGCGGTATTTCGAGCGCCTAGAGCAAAGTGCTAGACTATCGGAACGCGCCTTGCGCCGTTGAGGTGAGCTGCTAAGAGTGGCAAAAACAGGGGCAAATTTAAAAAACCAAGCCAATTACGCTGACATTTGGGTAGGGTTCGAATCCCCATGGGGACGCCA